GCATTTGAACGCAATTGGGGAACATTTAAAGGCGGTAGCAGATGGTGATATTCGGCGGCTTGTCATTAACGTTCCGCCGCGTACATCAAAGTCCTCAATGGTTTCCGTTGCTTTCCCCGCGTGGATTTGGGCGCAAAGGGAATACGGCCCCCTCTCAGGCCCGCACGTCCAGTTCCTGTTTGCTTCTTACGCACAAACCTTGTCTATTCGCGACAGCCTTAAAACGCGCCGCCTCCTTGAAAGCCCTTGGTATAAACGGTACTGGGGGGAGCGATTTAAAATTACATCGGATCAAAACACAAAAGTCCGCTTTGACAATGATAAAGGCGGATATCGACTCGCGACTTCCGTTGACGGATCGCTTACCGGTGAAGGTGGTAGCATCATCATTGTTGACGACCCCCACAACGCAAACGAAGTGGAGTCCGATCTTGTCCGTGATGGTACGCTCGAATGGTGGGATCAATCCATGTCCACCCGTCTCAACGACCCAAAGACGGGCGCGTTCATCGTCATTATGCAGAGACTCCACGAAAATGACCTTACGGGTCATATTTTGTCAAAAGACATCGGAAATTGGACGCATTTATGCTTACCGATGCGTTTTGAATCAGATCGCCGCTGCATTACTCAATGGTTCATTGATGAACGAGAGGAAGGAGACCTTCTTGTTCCTGAACGATTTGGGGATCCGGAAGTCACGGAACTTGAAACCCGCCTTGGCCCATTCGCGGCAGCGGGTCAGTTACAGCAGCGCCCGGAACCAAAAGGCGGCGGCATCATCAAAAGAGAGTGGTGGAACCTTTGGGATGAGACTACGTCCGGCGCGGAAGGCCTCCCCAAAACCGTTTACCCACCGTTTGAGTATGTCGTCGCTTCGCTCGATACAGCCTATACCACAAAGCAAGAGAACGATTATTCGGCTCTAAGTATATGGGGCGTATGGACAGACCGCCAAGATAACCGGCGGATCATGCTCATTTACGCGTGGCAAGACCGCCTCGAATTCCCGCAGCTTGTGAAGCAAATCGGGTTACTGTGTAATAAATTCAAGATCGATAAGCTTCTTATTGAATCAAAAGCAGCGGGTATATCCGTCGCGCAAGAAATCAGGGTGCATTTCTCCCGCGAAAGTTGGGGGATACAGCTCGTTGACCCGGGTCGGGGGGACAAAGTAGCCCGTGCGTACGCCATCCAACATCTTTTTGCGGATGGGATGATCTACGCGCCTGATTTTGATTGGACGGAAAAGATGATTGCCCAAGCGACATCGTTCCCGAAGGGAACGCATGACGACTTGGTTGATAGTATGACTCAGGCGCTTTTACATCTACGAACCATTGGTTTCGCACAAAAACCTGTTGAAGCTATAGCGGAAAAGACCGAAGCTATGTTATACAGGCCACAAAGTAACGCAAAACCGCTTTATTGGGTATAACACATGGCTCTCGCCCCTTTTAATCTTCGCCAGAACCCCGTATCCGGCAAAACATACGACGATTATGACCCTATGGATGTTATTCTTGAGGGTAGTGGGGACATTGAACCCAAAATCGATATGGATAAGGGTTACATCAAAGTCGAGAACGCGGACGGATCCGTGACCATTAACATTGGTCAAATGGCAAACCCGCAAAAAAAGTCTGAAGAAGATTTTAACGAAAACATTGCGATGGACCTTGATGGGTCCGCTTTAGGCCAAATTTCCAACGAATTGTTGCGTTTAATTGAGCAAGACGAACAATCTAGAGCCGAATACCTTCAGCAGATGGTTATGGGTTTGGAGTTGTTGGGTACTAAAATTGAATCCCCTAAATCCAATTCGGCGGATGGGTCTACGTCAGTTGAGGGTCAAGCAACCGTCAAACATCCCCTTCTTTTGGAAGCTATTGTGCGGTTTCAAGCGAACGCGCAAGGTGAAATGTTACCGGCGGCTGGCCCCGTAAAGGTTAGGAATGACGGGTATCAAAACCAAGCGGTTGAAGTAGAAGCGCTTGCGTTGGAAATGGATTTTAACCATTATTTAACGGATACTGCCAAGGAATATTACCCCGATACGGAACGTATGTTCTTTTCCCTTGGGTTCTGCGGGACCGCGTTTAAAAAAGTGTATCACTGCCCGATACGCCGTCGGCCCGTATCTGAATTTGTGGATGTGAAAGATGTTATTGTTTCCAACGCGGAGACAAACATTGAATCCGCGCAACGCGTCACGCATCACATCAAAATGCAACCTTCGGTTATGAAGCGCATGCAGTTGTTGGGTGTATACCGCGCTGTTGCTTTGTCAGATGCTGGCCCCACAAAAAAGAACGTCGTTGATGAAAAAATTGATGATATTCAAGGGATTAAGCCGACTCAAACATCCAACCTTGAAAACGAATTGCGTGACGTATACGAATGTTACTGTGAGTTGGACATTCCGGGGTACGAACACGAAGATGCTGATGGAAATATTACGGGCCTTCGCCTCCCTTATCGGGTCACAATTGACAAAACGAGCCGCGAAATCCTAGAGATTCGGCGGTGGTGGAGACAAGGTGATGATAATTTCCTGCGTAAAGGGGTGTTTGTCGAGTACATCTTTGTACCCGGTATTGGTTTTTATGGCTTTGGCTTACTTCACTTACTCGGTAATTCAACTATGGCGCTAACCGCCGGTTGGCGGTTGTGCATCGACAACGGGATGTTCGCAAACTTCCCCGGATTTATTTACGCAAAACAAGCGGGTCGCCAATTAACAAACGAATTCCGCGTTGCGCCCGGTTCTGGCGTGGGTATTGAAACTGGCGGACAGCCAATTCAAAATATTGTTTCTAATCTTCCGTACCGTGGCGTAGATGGAGCGTTCTTGCAACTTCTTGAATTGATTGATCAATCAGGTCAACGTTTGGGCGGGACCGCCGAAATGAAAGTCGGTGAGGGAAATACGGAAGCCCCCGTTGGCACAACAATTGCTTTGATTGAACAGGCTCAAAAAGTCATGTCATCCGTCCACAAACGGATGCATAACGCGCAGGCTCGTGAATTTGCGTTGCTTCGTGACCTCTTTAAAGAAGATCCGGAAAGCTTCTGGCGTGATAACAAATTCCCCGTTGGAACTTGGTCGGAATCAATTCTGACAAAAGCACTTGATAACGCTAACTTGGTACCCGCAGCGGACCCTAACACCCCATCTCAAACCGCCCGCATTCAAAAAGCGATGGCTTTGAAACAACTTCAGGCGGCTAACCCCACTTTGTACAACGCGCAAGCGGTTGATGAACGTGTATTGACGATGTTGGGTATTGAGGACGCTAAAACCTTGTTTGCCCCGCAACAGCCGCCGGATCCAATGCAAGACCCCGCAATGGTTATGGCGCAAGCTAAAATGATGGATTCGCAAGCAAAAATTGCGGAAGTCAAAGTCAAGGCGGTATCCGCGCAAACTGAAGCGCAAAATCGCGCTGCGGACCGTGAAAGTAAAGAACAAATTGCGTTGTATCAGCTTGCTCGCGAAATTGCTGTCCATCCCGAAAGCGCTCATATCGCTGAAAATGTTATTGAGCCAGACATGCAAAATTTGAAGCAAAATCCTAACGTATAGGCCATTGGCAGGGTTAAAAAATTAGTTTATGGTGCGAAAATCCACCGTGGAGAACCAGAATGTCACACTACAAGCATGAAGCAAAACAGTCTCGCCATGAAAAACTAAAGAGCATGGGCGTTGATAAACCGCATAAAACCGCGAAACATTTTGATGATACGCATCCTTATGACGGCGTTCCGCTTCTGACGACGGACGAAAATTCTGGTTTGCAGCCCGTTGGTAAACAGCGTTTTAGACGCGGGGGTAAGGTGGCTCATGCTGAAGGCAAAGCCGCCAAACACCATTTGGGTCATAAGCCTCGCGTTAAAAAAGAAATCGGCGGTGGACTTCGCAGCGAACATACCCAATACGAAAAATCCCGTCAAAAAGCGGTAAATGAAGCTTCTGATTACGGTATGGATAGTGCGCATAACGAAGATACTTTGCGTGATGCGACCCGTAAATTTGAACAGACCGCTAAAGAAACTGGTTATGCGGCTGGTGGTTTGACTGGTCTGAACCCCATGCTTCGCAAAAAACGCGTAGCAGCACTTGCGATGCGTAAAAAGAAAGCTGGCCTTCCATATGCTCCCCCCGCAATCGGTGGTATAGGCATGCCCCACAAAAAAGGTGGTGCCGTACACAAGCATGAAGATGTGGCCGCTGACAAAAAGCTTATCAAATCAATGGTTAAGGGTGAAGCGCTCAAGCACCGCGAAGAAAAATGCTGGGGCGGTAGAACCAAAAAAGCTGACGGCGGCGGCATGCGTTCCGAAAGCACCCAGCTGGCTCGCGCACAACGCGAAGCAAAAGATGCTTATGATGACGTTTATCCAAGCAGCCCCGGTAAAATGGTTAGCAATTTGTTGAGCCCAAGCAAATGGGAAGGGCAAAACAGCCGCATGTATCAAAGCGGTAAAGACCTTGCTGATACAAAACAGCAAACTGGCGAATACAAAAAAGGTGGCCGCGCACATCGCAAAGCCGGTGGTAGAACCACGATTAATCTTATTGTAGATGCCGGTGGTAAGCAGGCTCGCGGGCAGGCTCCTATGCCTATGGCTGGCGCTCCCGCTATTCCCCCACAGCTTGCTGCTGCCCTTGCGGGCGGCGCTGGTGGTCCTCCTCCCGGCGGTCCTCCTCCGGGTGCAATGCCTCCGGGCGCGGGCATGGCTGGTGCTGGCGGTGGTTTGGGCGCAGGCCCAGCTATGAATGTTGGGAAACCCGGTATGACGGCTCCCACACCCCCGATGCGCAAGTCGGGTGGTCGTGTTGGCGGCAAAGCCCTACAGGCTTCTATGCCAGCACATCAAGAGCATGACTATGGTTCTGGTTCCGGCCTTGGCCGTTTAGAAAAACGGAAATGGCCTCTTGCAAAATAAGGAGGTGCAGTGAATAGTTTTGACTTGTTGTTCTATCGCAAGCTGCGTGAACGACTGAATGAGGAAAAGTTGACCCGGGCGGAATTCATCCTAAGCGGGTCTTATGCAACACTAGAGGAATACAAAAACGCCGTCGGATATCTAAAAGCGATTTCTGACACACTTATCTGGGCGCATGAGATTAACGAACAGTTAATCGGCGACAACAACAACGCGAGATAGGATACAATATGACGTATATGAAAATGGAACACGTGGGAGACCCGCGTGAACAAATCGGTAACGCTATCGGTGACCTTTCTAAAGTAGATATTTTCTTTAATTGGGTGCTTGTAGCAGTGTACAAGCGACCGGAAAAAACCAAATCCGGTATTTATTTAACAGATGATTCGCGCAAAGAAGACGAATATCAGGGAAAAGCTGGCCTTGTTTTAAAAAAAGGCGTTCAGGCTTTTGTTGATGACGCGAATACTTCCTTCCAAGGACAAAACGTGAACGTTGGTGATTGGGTTGTAATTCGTCCGTCGGACGGATGGCAGGTCATGATCAATGGTGTGCTTTGCCGTATGGTGCAGGATGTCCAAATTCGCCTTCGCATTGAATCTCCAGACGTAGTTTTTTAAGGTGATACATGGATAATACAGCAGCTAAAGAAGTCATTGTTGACTTAGCGCCGCCCGCTGTCGAAGAGATCGATATCGGTGCGGATACCCCCGCAAAATTGCCTGTAAACGCAGTGGAAAAGGAGGAAGAGGTTCCCCTTTTAAGCGCGGATGAAGGCATTGAACAGCTAAAACGCGAATTAGAAGCTAAAAAGCGTGAAGCTGAAGAGATTAAACGCCAAAAATATGAAGCGGAACGGAATCTTTATCAAAAAGAAACCGAAATTCGCACATATGCAACGCAGGCGGCTGATTCTCAACACACCGCATTTGTAAATGCTATTGCATCGTACGAACGCGACGGTGAAATGTTGGAAAAAGAGTATGCGAGTCGCCTTGAACAAGGCGATTATCATGCTGCCGCCAAGCTTCAACGTCAAATGGCACAGGTTGAAAGCAAGCTTGCGACTTTGCAACAAGGGCGCGAAGCCCTTGAAGAGCGGATCCAAATGGAACGCTCCAGACCGGAACCACAATATCAGCAACCGTCGTATGAACAAACTAATTACGACCCTATTGAAGCTGAATTGCAGCGTTTATCGCCTGAATCACAAACATGGTTGCGTAAAAATATCCATTTAATGCAGGATCAACGGTCAAAAAACATGTTGGCGGCTGCTCATTATAAGGCGATTGCTGACAATTACCAGCCGGATACACCGCAATATTTTCAATATCTTGATAATGAACTTAATGCACCGGCTCGTGAGGTTGTTTCCGCTCCTAAACAACGCAGTGTTGTGACTGCTGCACCTGTCGCACGAGGCGGAAGTGTACCAACTATGGGTCAAAATCAAACTCGCGTGACACTTACACCCGAAATGCGGGCATATGCTGAAGAAGTATTGGGTATGTCCGATGAAGAATACGCGGAAGCAATGGTACATTACGCCAAGAAAGGCCAGTTGAAACTATGAATGACATCAAACGCAAGCCGGGCCGCCCCCGCAAAATAGAAATTGAAGAAAATACACCTGTTTTTGAGGATAATGTTGTGGAAAATCAACCAATTGAAGTAAAATCAGCACCCGTAACACGCGGTGTTCGCGAAGCGGCTATTAGAGCGGAGCAAATTCGCAATAGAACCCGTGACGCAGAAACGGATATGGCGATTTATGATAAGTTTTACATTGATCCACGCGATATTCCGGATGGTTGGGATTATAATTGGAAGCGTTACGAGACTTTGGGTCAAACTGACGGGTCGTACGAAGTAGAATTAGCGCAATCTGGATGGGAAGCGGTTGATGTTAGCCGCCATCCACACATGATGCCCGCTAATTATAAGGGGCCAATCATCCGTGAAGGTATGATGCTCATGGAACGCCCAGCGGAAATTTCAAACCGTGCTAAGTTCTTGGAATTGCAGGAGGCTCGTCGCGTTGTGAAAGAAAAAGAACGCGCTTTGGGCATGGCTCCATCGGGTACTTTTGAGCGCGATCAACGTCGCACACAAATTAATAAAGAATATATTCCGATGGAAATTCCAAAAGGCTAAAAATTAGTAATTTTTTCCTTTAACGCACTTGCGCAGTAAATAATTAATGTGTTATTTACTGCGTATTCACTTCCGTTACGCGCCGTAGCGGGCTTTGCTGACTGATCTTAACATGACGCGCTGTCAAGAGGTAAGATCATTCCAGACAGGAGCTACCTATGGCGAACACATCAGCGCCCAACGGTTTCCAACTTGCTGGATTTCTTGACGGGCGTGACGGTTCTTTGGGCCAATCGCAGTGGCAGATCTCCAGCGGTGATTCTAACTACTACATGACGGGTGACCCCGTCGCTCTCTCCGGCGGCTATTTGACAGCCGCTACTGTCGGTGCAAACCAAATCCTCGGTATTTTTATCGGTTGCGAATACTACTCTTCAGCCGTTAACCGCGTCATTTGGTCTCCTTATTGGCCCGGCGGCACGACCGTTCCTACCGGAACCGTCATCACTGCATGGGTTATTACTGACCCACAGGCTCTCTTTAAAGTTCAATCAAGCGGTTCTTCTGCTGTTGTGCAGTCAAACGTTGGTAAAAACATTGACTGGGCTGGTTTGACAACCTCCCCGACCTCCGCACAGCAGTTTAGTGGTCAGTCTATTGCTTACGCAAACCAAGCAAACATTTCCGCTTCCACGAACTATGCATTCCGCATTTATAATCTGATTACCGCCCCTCCCGGCGCGAACGGCACGGACACTACAACCGCGTACAACTACATCACTGTAGCGTTCAACAATCAGACCTTCCGCACCACAACCGGCCTGTAAGGAGTAACACACAATGGCTATTAATCTTAGTCAAATTCGTGACCTTCTCCTCCCCGGTCTCCGTGGCGTTGAAGGCAAATACGCACAAATCCCAAGCCAGTACGACAAGGTGTTCGAAATCACCAAGTCGAACATGGCGCTCGAACGTACCGCTGAAATGCGTTACCTCGGTCTGGCACAGTTGAAGACTGAAGGTGGTAACACCCAGTTCGACAACGCTGCTGGCGAGCGTTACGTGTACAACCAAGAGCATAACGAAATTGCTCTCGGTTACGCGATCACCCGTAAGGCGATTGACGATAACCTGTACAAAGCACAGTTCAAGCCAACCAACCTCGGCCTCGTTGAGTCCTTCCATCAAACGAAGGAAATCTACTCTGCTAACGTTCTGAACACTGCGACGACTTACAATGCGTCCATCGGCGGTGACGGTGTTGCTCTTTGCTCCACCTCGCATCCTATCGACGGCACCACGATTGCCAACAAGCCGACCGTTGACGTTGACCTCAACGAATCGACCCTCTTGAATGGCATGGTCGCAATTCGTCAGAACTTCCGTGACATCGCTGGCATTAAGATCTTCGCTCGTGGCCGCAAGCTGATCGTCCCTCCTTCATTGGAGCCGGTTGCTATCCGTCTGACGAAGACCCAGTTGCGCCCCGGTACAGCAGATAACGATGTGAACGCGATCCTCATGACCGCAGGCGGCTTGCCTGAAGGTTATATGGTCATGGACTTCTTGACCTCCAACTACGCTTGGTTCTTGCTGACCAACGTAAAAGGTCTTGTGTACATGGAACGAGTTCCTTTCGAAATGGATATGCAAGTAGATTTTACGACAGACAATCTGTTGGTAAAAGGCTACGAGCGTTATTCGGTCGGCTACTACAACTGGCGTTCGATCTACGGTTCATTCCCAACTTCGTAAGATTGGAGACAGCAAATGTCTATTACAGCTAACTCCGGTCCTTATATTTCGTATGGGCAAAACACCAACCCAAATAGTCCGTCGATGACGGATTATAATCCGGAAGCTGGCCCGTCGTTGTTTTACAACGGCGTGGCTCTTTTGGATAACCGTTGGCCTTACAGCTACGAGCCGGGACAAAATTTCGGTAACGTAACTGCTGGTTTGCTTGCACAAAACATTCAAACCCTCAACGTTGTACCATATACGTTAAGCGCGACAGCAATTGCGGCTGCGGCGGCTACTACTGCTTCCACAGCAATGACTTTGGTTTCGTCTTCTTCGACGACAACCGGTATCGCAACTGCTGTTTCTATCAATCGTGCGGACACCGGGGCTTCGGTTACTGGTCTTCTTGCGATTGATGGTTATACATCAGTCTCTGGTTACGTTTCTAACGGAACAAGCGGTACTGCTGGTAACATTCTTGTCGTTAGCACCGCTTCAAACGGCCCGCTTTCGGTTGGTATGGTTATTAGCGGCACTGGTATCACTACCGGTACATATATTACTGGTATTGGCCCTGTTCTTAACGTTACAAACGGCAATCCGGGTACGGGTGGTACGGGTACGTACTATTTGAGCACCTCTCAGGCTGCTGGTACTAGCGGTTCTCCTATTACGATTACCGCATCTATTGGTACAAGCACTGTTCCGGCTACGACTCAATCGCGCCAAGCTTTTGGTTCTGCTGGTACGGTTCAACTGTGGAATCCGCAGTGCCTGATCGCTCGTGCAGTTAGCGTAACACCAACTTCCGGTACGCCAACCGCAAGCATTACTTTCACTGTTGCTGGTTATGATATCTATGGGTATCCAATGACCGAAGTAATTTCGTTGACCACTGGTTCAACGCAAAGCACCGCAGTGAATGGTAAAAAAGCGTTTAAGTATATTGCTTCTGTCACACCAAGTGTTACAGATACGGTTACTTATTCGGTTGGTACAACTGATATCATTGGTCTCCCCCTTGTTGCTAACAACTTTGGTGAACTGGTGATCAACTACCCGGCTACTGTTGTTACGGCCAACACCGGCTTTACGGCTGCTGTTGGTACATACGCAACATCCACCACTGGCGATGTACGTGGTACATATGCATTGCAGACAGCATCTAACGGTTCGCGTCGTTTGATGATTACGCAATCGCCGCAAACTTATAATATTGCCGCACCCGCTGGCGTATTTGGTGTTACACAAGCTTAACAAGGATATGACCCATGAAGGCTCATAAATCTCACGGCATGCATCACGAACATCATGGTCATCACGAACATGACATTCATGCCCATGTCAAAAAACATTCGATGAAGCATCATCGCAAGGCGCACAAGCGTGGCGGTAAAGTGGAAGAAGGTCATGAAGTTCATGACGATGCTCCACATGAAGTCTATGCTGGTGCTGGTTCCAATGTTGTTAAAGAGGCCGCTAAGAAAAAGCGCGGCGGCGCTCTGAAGCACAAGCACGTTGAGGCTCACGGTCACCACGCGCATCACCGTCTGGATCGTCCTGCTCGTAAGCATGGCGGTAAAGTCGGCGGTTCGGACATGAGTCCTCTTTCTTCGGCTCACAAAGTCAAGACCCCAGCCGGTCGTGACGTGGGTCCGGGGGAGTCATAAGCCGTTCTCACTATTCAAGTGGGGGCGGCGAGAAGTGGATCCAAGGGGCTATTAAACACCCCGGAGCACTTCATAAGCAGCTTCATGTTCCGGCGGGGGAGAAAATCCCCGCCAAAAAGCTGGAAAAGGCCGCACACAGCGACAATCCCGTGCTCGCTAAACGCGCTAATCTGGCGAAGACATTGAAGAAAATGCACCATTCATAAGGACGGGGGCTACGGCCCCCTTTCTTCTTTGGAGACGAGAGATGACAGCAGCGTGGCAAAGATCTGAAGGTAAAAGCCCATCGGGCGGCTTGAATGAAAAAGGCCGCGCTTCGTATCATTCTGAAACGGGTGGGACATTAAAAGCCCCGACGAAAGATACGCATAACGCACGGCATCATTCATTTTGTAGCCGTATGGAAGGGATGCGTTCTAAAATGACGAATCACAAAAACGCTCATGATCCTGAAAGCCGGATCAATAAAGCATTGCGCAAGTGGGGTTGCTAATGGAAAAGAAACCTTTTTGGGAACACCCTCAAGAAAAAGAAGCGCATCACAAACATTTGACCGCCAAGCAAAAGGCGACCGCAAAAGCACATGCACGTGCTGCTGGCAGACCTTATCCAAATCTGGTAGATAATGCAGCAGTAGCCCGTAAGAAAGGTAAATGATATGCGTCCTGTAACCGTTACAGTTGGGCCTTTAGCAACTGCATCCGCAAACAATATTTGCCTTTCACAGACCCCAACAGCCACGTTCACCATCAATGGTGCGCTCGCATCCAGTGGTGTTGCGACATTGGATACTGCTCGCCGCGTTTTGTTTACGCCCGCAGCCAATGAAAGCGCAAACAAATTTACGATTGTTGGTACATCCGCAAATGGTGCGCCTCAAACGGAAATTGTTACGGGTGCTAACGCTGCTGCGTTTTATTCAAACCTCGATTTTAAAACCGTATCATCCATTACGGTATCTTCTGCGGCTTCAGGTGCAATTACTGTCGGCACGAACAACGTTGCGTCATCCCCTTGGGTGCGTTTTGACGATTACGCTTTGTCGCAGGTCGCAATACAAGCGACCGTTAACGGTACCGTTGTTTATACGTTGCAGCAGACATTGGACGATCCCAACAGTTCCACGCAAAACGTTACCTCTTATGGGATGACTTGGTTAAACACCAATGATTCGGCGGCTGTCAATGCGACAACGTCGTTGCAGAGCAGTTATCAATACGCTCCAGCATTTGCGCGAATCACTCTTACATCCGGTACGGGATCCGTTACCGCAACCTTTACACAGTTTGGCGTAGCGCCGTACTAATTGGAGTTAGAAAATGGCCGGTCTTAGCCTTTTATCCGCTTCCCCAGCAGATGGCGTTGCAACTGTTGAATATCCACAACGTCTTCGCGATAACCTTGGGAAGACTGAGGTTTCCGAAGCGCAAAACCTATTTGAAGCGGATTTTGAATACTCCGCACAGCCCATGCGTTGGGAACAATATGTTGTAGGTGGTGCTACTATCCAACAGGTTTCGGGTCAGGGAGGTATTCAATTATCCGTTACTTCCGCCGCTGGTGACATCGCGATTCGTCAAACCCGCCCTTACATTCGGTATCAGCCGGGCAAAACCATTTACATGTCATCTGGTTTTGTGTTTGGAACCGCGTATACAAACCAGCGTCAGCGCGTTGGCTTTTTTGATGATGGTAACGGCGTATTTTTTGAACAGGGCGACCCTACTTCGACTAATCCATCGGGTATGGGCGTTGTTTACCGTTCTGACGTAGGCGGCACTCCGTTTGACACCCGTATTTCGTACGAAAACTGGTCTGACCCGCAAGGTATCAAAAACACTATTGTTTGGACGCAAATCCAAATGATTTGGATTGAGTTTGCTTGGTATGGTGCTGGTTTGTTGCGTTGGGGCGTTGTTATCGGTGGTGAACCATACACCCTTCATCAAGTTGGTATTGGTAACAAAGCAAGCCAAACAACCCCGTGGTCCCGTACTGGTAACATTCCAGTGCGTTACGAATTGCGCAATGTTGGTACTTCTACCGCTGGCTCTATGTATCATTACGGCGTGTCGGTTCTTGCGAAAGGCCGCATTGATTCGCAGCGCGGGTTTACTTACGGTTACGGTATGGCGGCAGGTACACCCGCTCGTCAACCCGGTGCTTCCGCTACCCGTTATCCTCTTTTGACTGTTCGTTATCGCACGATGGGTACATTAGAATATGGGGTAGATACCGCTTACTCTGGCGCAAATGGTACACTCCCCGCAGGCGGTGCGGCTATCACGGGTGTAACGCAAAACGCTACCAATACCGTTATCACCGCTTCTTCCGCAACGTGGACCGTTAACCAGTGGGCGGGCAAATACGTGTTTTCTCGTGGTTCTTCCGCCGCAATTACAAGCATCGTTGTGACGGGTGCATCTGCTCCTTACACAGCGACTGTTACGACTACCGCTAATCCTAACTACCTGACAACTGGTCGATATTTGACAGTTTCTGGCGCGACAGGCAATACTTCCGTAAACGGCACGTTCCAAATTACTGTAACGGGTGCAAACACGTTTACGTATTCTGTTACTTCGTCTGGTGCAGTTGGTGGTACCCTTGTGTACACGCAAGGTCAGGGCGGAATTGGTCGTATTATTTCAAATACAGCGACAGCGTTGACTGTAGTGGATAATATTACCGGCAACACACCCATGATCATTCCACCAGCTACAAGCGGCAATTACATTATCGGTGAAATTGACCGTGGTCAGATCCTTCCGCAGTTGTTGAACATTTATTCTTCCGCAAACTGCACGTTGGAATTGATTGCATCTACCTACTATTCCCCAATCTCTTTGACGGGCGCTACATTTAACACAATGTATTCGCTTGGTTCGTTGAACAGTTTTACGGAACGCGATGTAAGTGCTACGGCGGTTACTGGTGGTGAAGTCGTGTACAACGCGCCTCTTCCGGCTGGCGGGTTGCAAAACTATGATCTAACCAATTTCTTTCCGCTTTACACGACTGTACAGGGTAATATGCCCGACATGTTGACTGTTGCTATTACAACGCCTTCTACGTTTGGTACAAACACCGTTGGTGCGTCTATTATTGCGCAGGAAGCGATGTCGTAATGACAACAAGCGGGACATACACGTTCAACCCAACACTTGGTGAACTTGTCCTCAACGCTTTTGCCCGTTGCGGAGTACGCAGAACCGCGCTTGTACAAGAACACATGCAGGATGCCCGGCTTGAAACAAATTTTATGCTTTCAAGCTGGTCAAACCGTGGCGTTAACCTTTGGAAGGTGGATACTCAATCGGTTCCTTTGATCCAAGGTCAATCGACATATACGGTTCCATCCAACACAATTATGATGTTGGACGCGTATATTTCGACTGGGAGCGGACAAAGTGAATTTGACCGTGTCATTCTTCCGATCTCTCGCACGGAATATGCGTATACACCAAACAAAAACCTCCAAGCGCCGCCTACGGTGTTTTGGTTTGATCGTTTGATTAACCCAACCGTTACCGTATGGCCTGTTCCTGATCAGACGGGGTATTACACGTTGACGTATTACCGTGTCATCCAAGTGCAGGACGCAAATTATGAAAATGGACAAACTGTTGACATCCCTTATCGTTGGTTCGATGCGTTTGCTGCTGGCTTGGCCGCGAGGCTTGCAGCGATTTATGCGCCAGACCGGACTCAACTGTTAGAACCAAAGGCGGAAGCCGCCTATATGATTGCCGCTACGCAGGATACTGAAAACGTCCCAATGTATTTGACCCCGGGCTTGTCTGGCTATTACAGGATTTAGTCATGGCATATCGGTTTCATGGACGTGCGAATGTAAATCCCAACAGTCCAAGGGCATTTGGTCGTTGTGACCGCTGTGGGTTCATTTACAATCATAACCAGTTACGGTTTCAATTTGATTTCCGTGGACCGCAGTTGCAAAACTTGCGGTTTTTGGTGTGTGGCCCGTGCTATGATAAGCCGCAAGCGCAATTAAAACCGATTATTCTGTCGCAGGATCCGACACCCATCCTTAATGCGCGGCCTGAAGATTATAATTACGCAAATACAAGCAATTTGGCAGCTTCTGAGCCGACCACAACATTTTTGCAGACGGGTATTCCCGTAGATAACAGCATCAGCCTTTTAACTGAGGGCGGTGATAACATCGTCACGCAGCCAACAGGTGTGCCTACGGGGTTAAACCCAAATGCTGTTATGCCGTTACAGGGGACAACGCAATACGATGTAGTGCTCCCCGTTCTGTCGATTATCGCGAATGGGACAACCGTTATTACGGTTACTTGCTCCGCTGCGCACGGGCTGTCAAACAATTCGCAAGTTTCCGTTGAAGATTTGACCAACAACAAAGCGTCCGGCTTTTTTTCCGTTACAGTTACATCAGCAACAGCATTTACGTATACTGTTGCATCGCCTATAGTAGCGGGAAGTTTAATTGATGGTAATACACGCGTTGCGACCGCGAACGTTGGATTGCCAACCGGATTTACACAAATACCACAAGTCGGGGTTTTGAATGGCTAATATTTCAATCACCAACCTCCCCGCCGTAACGTCCGTTTCCGGTACGGATTCTCTTCCTATCGTCCAATCCGGCATTAGTTATCGCGCAACGATATCGCAACTTGCGTCGTTTGTGCAGCAAGCGTATCCGGCTCCGGGTGTGTCCTCTATTGCGACCACCGGCCCTATTACGGGCGGTCCTATTACGTCAACCGGCACAATTGGATTGCAAACGGCTGGTGTGACGAACGCGTATTTAGGGACGATGGCAAATAACACCATAAAGGGTAACAACTCTGGTGGTGCTGCTTCTCCTTCTGATTTGACGACCGCGCAAGTCATGACGATGTTGGGTGCGGCCCCGCTTGCTTCGCCAACGTTTACGGGGACTCCGGCGGCTCCTACGCCATCCACGTCAGATAGTTCAACGACAATTGCGACCACCGCATATGTAAAGGCACAAGGTTATGGAACTGGCTCTGTTACTTCTGTGGCGGCTGGTGCGGGGTTATCGGGCGGCACAATTACGACAACTGGAACAATTTCATTACCGACTACGGGGGTAACGGCTGCGACATACGGTTCCTCGTCTGCTGTTCCCGTATTTACAGTTGATACATATGGTCGAGTAACGGGTGTTACGAATACGAATATTTCTACATCCGCCATTGGGGCGGTTCCTACCAGTAGAACAATCTCCACGTCTGGCGGTATATCTGGTGGTGGAGATTTAACATCCGATAGAACGTTATCTCTGACCCCCATCGCAAATAATACTTTGTTGGGGAATACGTCTGGTAGCAGCGCATCCCCATCATCCACGACGTTGACGGCTATTATGGACGCGACGTTTGGGAACCAACAGGGTGACGTTGTTTACCGTGCGGGGTCTTTATGGACAACCTTGACACCCGGTACAGCCGGTCAGCTTCTTGCGACTGGCGGATCTGGCGCTAACCCCTATTGGGCATCCGTAACGGGTACTGGTACGGTTTTAAGTATTGGTGCGGGGACTGGATTATCCAGCAGCACGACAAATCCAATCACAACATCAGGCACGTTAAGCATTGCAAATACGACTGTTTCCGCAGGAACGTATGGATCTGGTACGCAAGTCGCGACGTTTACGGTTAATGCTCAAGGTCAGTTAACTAACGCAGCCAACACATCGATTGGGATTGCGGCATCGCAAGTCACAAGCGGTAATTTTAACGTTGGGCAAGGCGGTACGGGTGCCACGTCGTTTACGCAGTACGGTGTTCTTTACGGTAATAACACGTCCGCCATACAGGTCACGGCTGCTGGTACTACGGGCCAAATCCTTATTGGAAACTCAAGTTCCGCACCGACTTGGTCATCTTCTCTTCCATCCGGTTTTGCGGTTACAAGCTTTAGTGGTGGTTCAACGGGTCTTACCCCTAACTCCGCGACAACTGGCGCTGTAACATTGGGCGGTGTACTTGGATCGACATATGGTGGAACCGGTGTTAATAATGGGTCTTCAACCATTACATTGGGTGGCAACCTTACGACATCCGGTGCATTTAACACTACATTTACCGTAACTAATAATACAAGTGTTACGCTTCCTACATCTGGTACACTTGTTAATACAGCCGTTACGACTCTATCGTCACTTTCAAGTATTGGTACTGTAACAGCGGGGACTTGGAATGCGTCAGTTATTACGGGAACTTATGGTGGTACTGGTGTTAACAACGGTTCTAATACTATTACATTAGGCGGGAACCTAACGACATCCGGAGCGTTTAACACGACGCTGACTGCTACCGCATCTACATCCGTTACTCTTCCCACATCGGGAACATTGATTAGTTCTGTTACCGCATTGTCTGGCGCTGTTACGGGAACCCCGTCCGCCACAACGTATTTGCGTGGTGATGGGACATGGGCAACTACGGGTACAGTAACGAGCGTTTCATTTACGGGCGGTATTATTTCCGTTGCGACCGCAACCACAACCCCCGCTTTGACTGTCGCGGGTACATCGGGCGGTATTCCATACTTTAGTAGTGGCACCACATGGGCATCTTCAGCAGCATTAGCCGCTAACGCAATTGTTCTTGGCGGCGGTGCTGGCGCAGCGCCCGCAACAACTACAACGGGAACCGGTGTTGTTACTGCAATTGGGAACAACGTTAACACCACAAACGGCCTTGCAACTGGTTCTGTAACGACTCTTTCGTCGTTGTCGAGCGTAGGAACAATTGGAACTGGCACGTGGAACGGGTCGATTATTGGCGGTACTTACGGCGGGACCGGGGTCAATAACGGCGCATCGACCATTACAATCGGTGGTAACCTGACGTTTTCAGGTGCGTTTACGACCTCGTTTACGGTTTCTGGCAATACTTCCCTTACACTCCCAACAAGCGGTACAGTCACCGCATTGGGGAATAGTTCAACTGGTTCCGGCAGTATTGTCCTCGCGACATCGCCAAACCTGACAACCCCGAATATTGGGGCGGCTACAGCTACAAGTGTTACGGGGCCAACGATTTACGGCGGAACTGGCACTGGATCCTCCCTCACATTGCAATCCACAACGGGTATTGGCGCGACCGATTCCATTGTGATGAAGGTTGGAAATAACGGCGCGACGACTGCTTTGAGCATCGCGACAACCGGTATTGTCTCATTCCCAACGACTGGCGCTATTGTTCTCCCTGTTGGTACGACCGCGCAGGAACCGACCGGTCAAACGGGTATGTTGCGGTTTAATACTTCGACAACCGCATTTGAAGGGTACAACGGGACCGCGTGGACATCCGTTGGTGGTGGCGCTGCGGGCGGTGGTACTGATCAAATTTTCTATCTAAATGGGCAGACAGTGACGACGAACTATAGTATACCTAGTGGTCAGAATGCCGGTACATTTGGTCCGGTAACGGTCAATTCTGGTGTTACCGTCACTGTTCCGTCCGGTTCAACTTGGAGTATTGTCTAATGCCGATTAAACTGAACGGTTCAACGTCAGGTTTTACGCAATTGCAAGCGCCAGCAACCGCTGGCAGCAACACCCTTACATTGCCTGCAAACAACGGCACCAGTGGGCAATATATGCAGACTGACGGTTCTGGCAACCTGTCGTTTGCAACTGTAACCATTCCTTATTCTGGGTTCTATAATATGTCTGTCGGGACATATACAACTGCATCCAATTCCTCCGGTTCTTCTCTTGTATGGAACAGCAACGGCAACCTGAGTTGGACAGTACCGACCGGCATCACAGTTGCTAAATTTACCCTTGTAGGCGGCGGTGCTTCTGGTGGATTGCAGGGAAGTTATCTTGCAAGTGGCGGCGGTGCTGGTGGTATTGCTATTAAAGTTGTAACAGGTTTAACCCCGGGCGCTACAATCGCAATTCTTATTGGCGCAGGCGCTAGTGGTGGCGCGGGTGGAAACTCCACAGTAGGGTCGCCAGCAAACTTGGTCGCATACGGCGGTGCGGCGGGTGCTACAAATGGCGCTATTTCTGTATTAGGCGGCACTGCAACAGGCGGAACAATTAACATTCAAGGTGGATTTGGTATGCCCGGGTTCACTTGGGCTGGCGTTGGAACTAACGCTGGGAATGGTGGCTCCAATATGTTTGGGACGGGTGGTGCAAATACTACAATCAATCAAACAGCTGGCAGCAACGGTACGGGATATGGCGCTGGTGGGGCAGGTGGAAGTTCATCTGCTGGGTCTGGCACCGGCGGTCTTTGCATTATTGAGTTTTAAGAGGATAACATGGCAGTCACCATTGACGGATCAGCAGGCATTACAACCCCCGGTGAAACAATCACTGGCACGGGGTCTAAGGTTCTTGGTGATTTTTCTAACGCCACTGTAGCAAGCCGCAACAGTTTCCAAACCAGCACAACCAATGGCTCAACTGGTATTTATGCCTTGCCAAATGGCACAAGCACTGCCGCGTCATGGCAGGCGACCAATGCTGCTGACCCGACCAATGCCAGCAAGATCCTGATTGCTACCAACGGTAGTACGGATGTTCAGCTTGTGTCAGGTATTAACGGCACTGGCACTTATTTGCCAATGTCATTTTATACCAATGGCACACAGCAGATGCAGCTTTCTACGGCTGGTATTCTTACTGGCACGGCTGGTAATTTGATGC